TATGCCATAGGAGCAATAATTATTTCTGGGTTTTGCACAACGTCTACATTCCTATCATTGCAATGTAGCCATTGATTCTCTGAATTGCGAACGTATGCTGTATAATGTCCGCCCATTACTCCACCCATATGATTACATACTCCAAATAAGTCGTATTTATAAGATTCTTTATTGTAACCACGCACATAAGGAGATAAATCTAGATTTTCTAAAGGGAATTTTACTAATGAATTTAGTTTGTGTTGCCCGTCTGGACTAAATCTTTTCAACGTGATAACCAATACTTTTGGAAAGTTAAAAAATGATATTTGTTTCTTAATATCTTCTTTTGTCTTTGTTTTTTCATTATACCATGCATTGTCACCTTCTAAAACCTCGGGTTTAATATAATATTTAAAACAGTCATGTATATCACCTGCTAAGTTACCTCCATCTAATATTGGCAAATCCAATATAAAAAAACTTTCAGGTTTAACGACGTGTTGAACTAAGCCATTTATTGATATAATTTCAGAAACATAAATTCCATAAAACATATCCATAATTTCAGAATATTCCTTTGAATATGTGGTTTTTAACATATTATATGAAGCAATTGCCAACTTATCTACATTATTCTCAGGGTTGCCTGAAACTTTCATATTTACACCTCGGGAAATGCTATTGTGCAAACAATCCATAAAGAACAATAAGAATTCAGACATATCGTTTTGTGCCCAACCCGTAAATATATCACGACCTTTAATGCTGGCAATCTTGTGAACATTATGGACAAACCGATTCGGACTAACGATACCATTACCGCTCCACATAACCTTACGTAAATCATCCCATTCAATCAATATACTTGCGTCTGGTAGGTCCTCTTTAAACGTGCGTTTATGTCTTTCCGAATCTAAAAAATGGTTTAATTCGTAGGTATGATTTAGAACTTGCATACATGAATTCAAAAAACAGGTATTGCCCAGGTTTTCTAATCCTATCTTTCCTTTGTCTTTGTACTTGGATAAATCCATTTTAATTAATTATTGTTCTATAAGAATATATAGATAATTATCTTTATATTATTCAGATAGATGGATAACACCTTTAACGGTTTTAATGGACAAGATGAACTATATAGATTATTACAAGAGTTAACTAGACTCCAAAACAATAACCGAAATAGAAGCAATACATCAAGAACAAGAACAGGAAGAACCAATGATAATGAAGAACTAATCGCTCTTCTTAGAGAAGTTGTATATTCATACAACACAAACATAAGAGATTATCAAGACAACACACGAATAATATTGCAAACAATTCATTTATTGGCGAGCAATACAAATTCTACAAATAGAAGAGCTCCGACTAACGAACGTCGTAACGATACCGATTACTATTATTATTCTAGAATATTACCATATATAAATCGTGTGAATAGACCAGATACTCCAATTAACACTTTTAATGAAAATGTAATAGTTAGACCAACGAATGAGCAATTTCATTCAGCCACAATTGATTACGATTTTTCAATAGACGATATTGTAAACAATACAAATACACGTTGCCCTATTGTGTTAGAAGACTTTCAGGAAGGTGACCGTGTATGTAAAATAAGACATTGTGGACATACGTTTTATAGAGAACAGATTTATAACTGGTTTCAAGTAAATGTAAGGTGTCCTGTTTGTAGATATGACATTCGTGATTATTCTACAAACAATACACCACAACAAAACGACCAATCATTGACAGATGAAGAATTACAAAATACTCTTCGCACTAGAATATCTAATAGTTTAATGAGCATTATTGACCAATATTATTCTGAAACAGATTTATCTCAAAATCTTACTTTTGATTTTGAATTTCCTGTTGTTTACAACGACGTTTCTGGTAATTATGTACATCTTACACGTCTTATATAAATTATGCATTGTCTTATTAGAAATTATAATGCATAATTTTGCTGCTGGTTTCTCTTTGGTAGAGAAACTCTTAATGAATTTCTTTGCGAGCCTAACTTTCCACCCATTTGAGAATTTCTATACGAAGGGTTTGCAGAAATGTGTGGCGTGAACACAGGGTTAGGACTTATAGAAGGTCTTGGAGTTCTGTTATAAAAGTGATGTATATCATCGTTTACTACAGGGAGTTGTTGAGTCTGTTGATTTTTATTGGAATAGTGAGATGTCCATCTTTCAAACGGGCTTGATTTAGTTTTATTGCGATTTAATAGGTAAACACATACGCTAATCAAAATTATAAAAACAACAACACATGCTATAACAGCAGCTATAGTTCCACTTGAAACACCGTTGTTTTTTGATTCAGAAACGCTATTTATAGAAGACGAACCAAGATTGGCGTTGGTAGGTGACAAAGTTGGCGACATTAAAATGTTTGTTGGGACCAAAGTTGGAACCAATGTTGGCGATACTGTTGGAACCAATGTAGGAGATGCTGTTGGAACCAGAGATGGTTGATTTGTTACTGGAATAGGCAAAGAAACTGAACGTAATAAAGTTGGCGATGCACTTGGTTTAAAAGATACATGAGCAGTTGGATTAGGTGTTGTTATAGTGAACATTGAGAATGTTGGAACACGAGTTGGCCAGAAACTTGTTGCAGGAACAGGAGCACTAGAGAAAATAGCCCAACTTATTGGTATCATTGTTGGTGATTGTATAGTTGCTAATATGGGTTTATTTGTAGGAATCATTGTTGGCTGAACGCTTGGTCGTGCAGTAGGTAGTGTAGTTGGACTAACAGTTGGAACCCTAGTTGGACTAACACTTGGAATCCTACTTGGTCTCATAGTAGGAACTAAACTAGGATGTACAGTAGGGTCTGAAGTAGGACCTAGACTAGGACGTACAGTAGGTATTTTCGTTGGAGGTACTATTGGTATTCCAGTAGGTCTTGTTGTGCGAACAACTCTTGTCCGAATAGGTATTTGTGTAGGAATCAAGTCATTAATTACGGGAGCATTTTTTTCACGAACAGGTCTTTTTGTAAGAAGAGGAATTGTAGTAGGAACAACATCATCACTTACAGGTGCCCTTGTTTTATCAACACGTCTTTTACTGAGAGGCATTTTGGTAGGAACTGCGTCATCGCTTACCGATTTAACAACGGGTCTTGTACGAATTGGTCTTGTATCATCAGTCCCAGAAATAGGTTGCTTGAGAACTGGTTTGGGTGAATTAATAACTCTTGCCTTTTCTGGTTTAACCTTATTACGAATAGATATTGGTTCTGAACTTGGCTCAGCATTAACAGGATTAAATTGTCTTATAGGTTTTGAAACTCTTCTAACAGGAAAAGGAACGGGAACGGGAAAAGGAGCGCTAGTAAGTTGTTCAGATGACGAATCATCAGACACTGGATTAGTTGGTGTGTCGTCGTTAGAACTTATGTGAGACGGCTTAGACCCTCTTAAATTAGTAGGTTGCCTAGCAACATCACCTTTACTAGGTCGCCTAATAACATCACCTTTACTAGGTTGCCTAGCAACATCACCTTTACTAGGTCGCCTAATAACTCCACCGTTCATTTTTATTTTAACACAATTTGGATTATTTCCGCCCACGTTTTTCTTTAACCAATCTCTACCTTTATTAACTGCTTTGTTAACAACATGTCTAGTAACATTATTAACTTTATCTGCAATACTATCAAATACATTGCTACATTTTACAGAAACAGGTCGGTTAGCTGGTCGTCGGTTTCCTGATTTGGTTTTTGTAGGCCTCTTTTTAATAATTCCTGCCTTGGATTTTACCTTGCTATTGTCCTTTCTTTTTGTTTTACTAGACACTTTTGTCGCTTTATTCTTGGGGGTTCTTTTTGGTTTTACAGGTGATTTTTTGATTATGGGTTGTCTTCGTCGCAAATTTTTATTCGCTTTTATACGCTTAGTAGAACCTTTCTTAACATTTCCAAATTTTGGTTTAATCTTTAGTTTAATTCCACCTTTCTTCTTACCATTGCAAAAATTGCTCAGACCATTCTTTATACATTGTATTCCCTTTTTTATTGCCAGTTCTTTGGCCTTTGCTGCAGCAGCCATTTTTAAACCAGCTACTCCGCCTGTTTTTGCAATGGCAGCTACTTTTAACCCCACTTTAGCTATTTTTATAATTTTTTTAAACTTTTTAAATCTCTTTAATTCTCTAACATCATAATTAACAATATATGAACCATTTGATGATTCTAAATAGTTTTTGTTTAGTTGTGGCGCAAGATAAGTATATCCATCTCCTGGACATAGATTATCCGCAGGACAAGGTAAACATGTGTGAGCGCCAGTATCTGTGATTCCACAATATGTTTCTGTTAAACATTTAACAGAACATAATTCTGATGGATAACAGATAGATTGGCGACAAAACACTATAAACAATAATATTTTAAAGAACATAACGTCTTTCTTAATCTATATATAAAACCCAACATATTTTTAACTCATTTATTTTGTAAAATACACGTTTAGTCAATATAAATAAAATAGTACTTTATTTATATTATAAATTATGGACCGCAAGGTTACAGTTTACATTGAGATTGAGAAGGACAGCAATATGAAATATGAAATTAACAAGGAAACAAATACCTTAGAACTTGACCGTGTTCTGCCTTACCCATACTATTATCCATACAGTTATGGATTTATATTAAACACATTAGCTTTAGATGGCGATGAATTAGATGCTCTTATTATAACTGATAAAAAAATAGAGAAAGATAAAAAATACGACGTCTATATTGTAGGAGTATTAATAATGAGTGATGAGAAAGGTATGGATGAAAAAATCTTATGTGTTTTGGAAGAAGATTATGAAACAATAAATGAGTTAAATAAATTACCAGCAGATACTCTTGATAACATTCATTGGTTTTTCCGTAATTACAAATCAAAAACTCCAGGAAAATGGTCTCGTGTTAATGGATTCAGAGAAAAAGAAGTGGCAATTCAACTCTATAGAAGAGCGAGCTTTTTATATGGGTCTGAAATAATAAAGCAGACTTTATAATGATAATCATAATATATATACAATATATATATTGTAATGACTGCTCGTTACAATATTTTTTTCAAATTATATAACATTGGTGCTCCAACTAACTTATTAACAAATGGTCCTGTGGAACCTCTTATGAAAACGTTTGCAAGCCCATATACTTATATTAATCCTTTCGCAACAAATGCAAATTTAAACCCTTCTTTCCCACCCCAAATGTTTAATGGCTCTCAATTAGTTAGTTTATATAATGTACATGCAGTTCCAGTTGCTTCTGGTAAAAAACAGGTTAAAATAGCTATCATTATTGCGTTTACATATTCTGGACTTTTAGCTGATTTAAAAACGTATTGGCAAAATAATATTAATTTTGGTCCTGATTCTACACCACCGAAAGTAAATGTTTATACAATGCCAGGTGCCACAGTTAATGCTGGATGGGCGCAAGAAGAATGTTTGGACCTCCAAATGGTCTGCACAATGAATCCAAATGCAAATATTTGGGTGGTAGAAGCCAAATCGGATTTGGTTAGTGATTTGCTTGCTGCAGTTGATTATGCAAACGGAACATTACAAGCCGATGTGATTTCTATGTCATGGGGTTTAAACGATTCTACTGGATTTTTATCATATAATAATCGTTTTACAAATACAAATGTTTGTTATTGCGCTGCTTCAGGCGATTCCAATAACGCATCTTGGCCTTCTGTTATGTCTAATTGCATATCTGTTGGTGGAACGACTTTACTTTGGACACCTAATACATCAAGTCCTAGAACAGAGTATACATGGAATAGTGCTGGGTGCGGTTATGCAACAAGTGTATTTCAACCTACTTATCAGCAAAATATTAATGGAATTGCAAAAACAATGCGTGCTATCCCAGATGTTAGTATGGTAGCAAACCAAAACACGGGTGTTTATATTGTATACAAAGGAACATGGTATTCATTTGGAGGGACATCAGTTGCAGCACCATTGTTTGCTGGTATTTTATCTTTAGCCAATCAACAAAGATTTAATGCAGGTAAAGGCGCATTAACTACGGTATATTCAACAACACCTAATGTTTCGGTTCCATCGTCTTATGTGCCTCCACCAAATAATGTTCAACAATACTTATATAAGACGATATACACATCCAGTAAATATGCCAATGATTTCTATGATGTTGCAATAGGCTCAAACAAGGGGTCTGTGGCTGGTAATTCAGCGATTTTAACAACGTATGTTGCTGGTGCAAAGTATGATTTAACAACAGGACTAGGCTCGCCTAATTGCAAAAATTTATGTAATGATTTATTGGCGTTATAGATTGTTTTAGATAAACACTGTTGAAAAATTTATTTATTAAAAATATATAAGGAATGTTAAAATATATATTTTTATTTATTGTATTTTTGTTTATTTTGTTTTTACTATTAAATTATGGAAGAATAAAAACAGTAATTGAGAAACAGGGTTTAGCAGATATAAATTCAGAATATATACCACCAGAAATAGTGCCTAATATAATAACTGAGAAACAGAATAGAGATATATTACAATTTGCAAGCACAAGATTTTCACCAAGTGTTGTCGGTGGTGGATTAAAAAATGTTGTGGATGATGAAGTACGCAGAAGCCAAACCGCATGGATGCCCAAGGA